GCACCGGCCCCATTAGTAGTACGAATTTGAGCAGCCATAAGAAGGCGGTTGGCCCCGGCAGCACTAATGTTCAACCGGGCGCTTATGGAGATCACAATCATGCCGCTGGGAGGGTAGGGGAAAGTAATGCCCGTGCCCAGAGTTATATAGGTGGTCGAGAATAAAGAAGCCGGACCTGCGTTGGTGTACTGCACAGCTCTCATGTTGGGCACCGTCAGCGAAGTAGCGCTGAGACGATTGAACGCGGCGCTTCCATCCAGTCTGCCCAGGGCCACGAGGCCTCGCGTGGGATAGGCCAGAAGCAAAACCCGAACTCCCTGAGGAATGAGACCGTCTGCGGAAACGGCAGTCACCGGAGTTCCGGAAGGGTCTCCATCCAGAGCCACAGTGAAGCTGTTCTGTACACCGGTCGTTCCGGACAGGGAAGTGCCCGTGCGCACCACCACGGCCTTGGCGTCCACAGCCTTGATCGCCTTGGCTACCTGAGTTATCGGATCACTCATGAGGTGAGTACTTCCTGAAAGGTGACGGACATGGTGGTGTTGGGGGAAGTGCTGATGGACCAGGCCACGCACATCCAAAGGGCTCCCTGAAAGCTGACCAACTGGGGACCGTCCAGAGCACAAGTAGGCTTGATCTCACAGTCCAGTTTACGTGCCGTAGCAGCCTCTCCGAGAGCCTGAGCGACCTGCTGAGCGTGCTCATTGGAGCCCAGGCCCTGCACATCCTCCACCTGAGTACGCCAATAGCCGAGGTTGGCGTAGGAGTGTGGAGCACTGGCCGGAGCATCCCACTGCCCTTGAATAGTTCGGTCAGCGGAAGAGTTGTCATTGACAATGATACGGTTGGGAGCAGTCAAGAAGGACTCAGTAATAACCAGGCTCTCGGCTGTGGGCTTCAGGTCGTCCAGGTCGATGATGTCAACGCTGGTAGTGTCGGCTGAAACCGATCGCACAATACCGTTGTTATCCATCCACGGGTTGCGGTGCCCGGCCAGGACGGCGAGCTGCTGAATCTTCTCCAGGTCCGTGGTGGTTCCGTCCCAGGTCACATCGTTACGGCTGGGGGACGCTGAGCCTGCGATGCCGTAGGGGACACCGTCCTGAAGAAGAATGCGCTGCATCTCCTGAGAGGGGTCGAAGCCCGTACGCAAGGTTTCGGCATTACCGGTATTGCGGACCAGGTCTGTGGTGATATCCGAGAGGGTGACATTGTGCAGATCAGCCGCACCATAAGTCGGCTGCGTCAGAAAGTTGTTGGCATAAGGTCCAGCATAGCTGTAAGGGATATTGGTATTACCGTATGTAACACCGAAGCCCCCTGCGATCGAGAGCGGGTTAGTGATCCGAACAGCATCCACCTGACGGCTTGATTCAGTGAATCGGAAGACCCCCATCGAGCACAGCACACCGTCTACGGCCAGGTAAGCCTGGACCTTGTCCCGTACTAGGTCTACTTTATCGAACTCTTCCGGCACCAGAACGAAGCCGGTGATGGCTCGAGTGATCGAGCGCGTGCAGTCATAGGTGTAGTCACCGGTGGTGGTGAAGTGCAACTGATAGGCCACGCCGGAAGGTTTGATCCCATAGAACTCCCAGCCAATTCCGGGACGGGCGGGAAAGCCTGCGGCAAAGGGGTTGGGGGGTGGGGGAATTGTCGTAAGCCCTCCATCATAAAGATAAAGAGAGCTGTCGTAGGTTGTAGCCGCCTGATCATAGTTAACCATCTAAGCCCTCCAATCCATAAATAGAGATTTCAGCGAGATTAGAGCTTAGCGGTGAACCCGACAGAAGGACGAGAAACCGCCGCAGAAACAACGCTGGCCGCAGACCCTACAATAATTGGGGTAACTCCAATAGCCACCCAGTCCCCCAGAACTCCCGGAGGATTGGCCAGAGTGATGTTTCCGTTGAAGCCTGCATTGTAGTACTGCTGTCCTACCATGTTACCTGCCTGGGAGGGAGAGCCCGGCATGAAGGCATAGGTAGTTCCCCCGGTCAGAGCCAGAGGAGATGCAAAAGCCATGGTTACTTTACCTGCGGTAACACCGGCATTGCTGACGTTCATGGTCAGTAGGGTAGTAGACCCAACGATTGTGGCCACTGTCGTGGCCCCTGGAGCATTTGAGACCAGGGTTACAACAAAAGCCTGATAAGTAGCCGAGGCACTCAAACCTGCAAGTTGAACAGTAATCTCGGTAAGAGACATATTGGAGGAGGGAGTGAATAGTACACCCTTATAGTTTGAGCTGCCCGCGTTCGTGCCGCTGGAACCAACACCTGGGTCATAGGTATATGGAGCCGAAGCCGAGATATGGTTGATTTTATAGTCGAGACTGGTGGTTACTGCGGAGGAGTCGACGCCAACTTTAGCCTCAAGAGCCGCCACTGCGTCATTGATATTGGTATGCTGAGTATGGTGCTTCAGACCAGGGGTAGCGCTATCCAGGTTGTCGACGGCGGACGGATCCACGAAGGTATCCAGGCCTGTCGGAAAGTTGGTCGCCATTAGTTGATCCTATCCGAATAGTAGTTCAACGATAACGATCCCGGAGCCGCCATTACCGCCGGCAACCTGAGCACCTGAGTTAACGGTGCACCCTCCGGACCCTCCGGCCCCCTGGTTAGCAGTGGCGTTTCGTCCTGCGTTTGTTCCGTTTCCGGTGTTACCGTAAGCTCCTCCTGCACCGGACCCAGCAGCGCCTCCAAAACCTCCCATGGAAGAGAATGGAGTGGAGCCGGTCACCACAAATCCAGGCTCTCCGGGTGCGCCGTCTTGAAGGATCTGTCCAGTTCCTCCGGTCGTGGCCACCGATCCTGCGGCGGATACTCCTACCGCTAGCGCGGTTCCACCAGCGCCACCTGCTCCACCCTTACCGATGACCAGGGCACCAAAGCTGGAGTCGCCGCCAGCACCTCCGGCGTTTGCACCGGCTGTTCCTCCTGTACCGGAAGCCCCCACAGTTACCGTTACTGGGAAGGTGATAGTGCTTGTGGCGATGGTAGATTCTGCAAAGGAACCGCCTGCACCGCCTCCTCCGTGTGCTGCTGTAGTTCCTGTAGCGGTAGCGGCCCCTCCGCCGCCTCCGCCACCTCCGATGCAGCGCACGCGCAGAGCGTAAGCCCCCTGGATTTGGGCCTCGGTGAGAGACCCAGAGCCTGTGAAAGTAATGGCAGCACCTGTGGGGTTGTTACGCATGCCAACGGCCACGTTGCCTGCCTTGGAGCGCACGTTCTGAAGAGATAGAGCATTGCCACCCAGGTCCGAGATATCGGTGGTGTTTCCCTGGAACTTGCCTCCGAACACCTTGACGAAGGAAGCTCCCGAGGCCACCTTCAGACCTGTGTTCATACCTTCCACGTACGGCTCGAAGATCATAACGTCTGTAGCATTGGCTCCGATATCAAATGCAATCGTGTTCGGGTTGCTTTCGATATCGACGTGGTCCAGGAGGATGGAGCTGGTGGCCGTGCCGGTGATCTGGACTCCGGAGCCCGTACCGGTAGCAATGCTGAGAACGCGAGTGTAGGCCACGGTGTTGGAGTTCGATCCATTGCCGAATTTGATACCAATAGGATTTACCCCGGAAGCGGTCACTCGACAGTTGCTGATGACATTGTAGTAAGTGATGCCACCGCCACCATTGGAGGCATCAATGCCGACCAGGGGGCTGACCGTATTGTTAGTGCCGATAAATAAATTGTCCAGCGTGGAGTCAATGAAATAAGTCATATCGATAGCGCAGCCTGCTCCGGGGTTGGAGCAGAACATGGTGAAATCCCTAAGATTGATTCTCCGGTTGGTGGTGTCCACCATCTTCATGGCTGTAGCGAATGTAGAGGTATTCCAGTTCAGGATGGTGCCCATGCGGGAGACGCCACGGATCTCCACGCTGGAGGAGAATTGAACCTGAACATCCAGGGTATGAGATCCAGCACCCAGGATGATGCAACCTCCAGCCGACAGGGTAGCCATAGCATTGTTGATCGCGGTGCCTGTGGAGGCTCCTGCGGGAATGAAAATCTGACCATCACCGACAACGCGCGGGTTGGCCGCCTTCAGTCCGGTGATGTCCGTGGTGTTGGTCGAGATGTTTGTGGCATCCGTGGACTGTGCAGAAATAACGTCATTCAATTTCTTGGTGACAGTCCCCGCGACTCCTGAACCGGTGACGCCGACGTAAGTCTCAATAGCTGCCACGGAATCGTTGATGTTGTCATGCTGCGTGGCGTGGTTCAGTGCCCCTGGGCTATTTTGCGGATCTCCTGCGCCAGGGTTGGTAAAGCTGTCGATGCTGGTGGGATAGTTCGTGGCCATTACAGCTCCGAATACGGGTCGGCGGAAAGCGGAGTCACATCTGTCAGTGTAATGGACGACATGTAAAGGCCGTTTGCGGTGGTGATAGTCATGGAGCCCACGTCCGTCACGGTTACTCGACGAGTATGGCCTCCGGGCAGCTTCAAGGTCCATCCGAACGTGCTGTTGAAGACAGGCAGCAGAGAGACCTCGTACGGCCTAGGAGTCATCGAATAGGCTCCCGAGCCGATCTTCTCCTGGTAATAGGAGAGCATCTCAGCCACGTAGGCTGCGTAGCCGCTCGAGGTAGGCAGCAGACAGGCCTGGAACTGATTGACCAGGACATTCGTGCTGACCGAGAGTCCTCGGTTCTCTGGAATGCGCAAGGAGTACTGGTAATCCTGCATGTGCAATGGAATAACCTGCACAGGATTCAAAGCCGTCCAGGTCAATTGCAGGTTGCCGGAGTCCTCGGGCACATACATGATGATCGCGCCCAGCTCATTGGAGGCCAGTCCGAAGGCTGCACCGGGAGCCACAGACGTACCGCCCCAGGGTCCGAAGATTGCAGAAGTTGAAGTACGATCTGAATCTCGATAACCGGTAACCCTGTAGTAGACAAGCAAAGTGCCGTCGAGCTGAGGAGCATCCCAGGGCACTTCGTAGTCAAGAACGTGGCTGGAGTCCGTGGTTCCTGTCAGGCGATAGGCAACTTCCCATGGACCGGTATTACCCAGCGAACGCTCCACTACCATGCGGTTGAAAGAGGCACCGTTGGTCAGGTTGACGACCGGCACATTCATCGAATTGATAATGCAGTTGCTGTGCACCGGAGGAGTGATGGACAAAGTGCTGGAGGTCAGAGTTGCTGTCGGAACCGGTAGAGCACACTCCAGAATAGCCGCGTAGGCGTAGACGCCCTGTGCGCTGTTTTGAGCGAAGGGCTCGAAAGAGGTAGTGATGGAGGGTCCCACCGAGATGACTGCGGCTACCTGCCAGGGGGCGGTTGATGGGGTGGAAGAGCTGAACTCCAAAATGGTCGGCGCACCTGTACCCGCCGTAGAGCCGGTCCCGATGGGAACGCTTACGGCCCTCCAGCCATTGCCGATATCTTCACCGGCAGCAAAGTCAGAGACGTTGATATTGGTGGTAGCCCCACCGTTCACCTTGAATACCAAGGGAAGAGTTGTCAAAGGATCCGGCTTGCAAACAATCCGAATACGGGTATAGGCAGATCCGAGATTAGTGTAAATACGCTGAGTCTGTAGGTGCCCTGTGTATACCTTCAGGGCGTTTAGAGGAGCCATGCTTCTGAAGACCGGGAAGAAGCTTCCGGCCGACAAGAAGTTGCCCTGATCCAGGGCCCCAAAGCTCAACTCATACTGAGTCATGAGAGTGCCGCTATCCGCGAACACCCCGTCAACCACCGTGCGTTGCACCAAGGGCCGCTGGTTAGGACTCATGTTGCGTGGCTGCGTATAGCCCAAGAACTCCAGCGAGGGTCCTACAGCCTCTGATGGAGTAAACAACTGAATGCCGTTTGCCTGAGGCAGGTTGTAAGGAATGTTGGGCGATAGAGTGGACAGCAGAATGCCACCCACGGCAGGAGCCGCAGGGGCCGTAGCCAGGGCCGGGTAGTAGTCCGAAGAGGATGCAGGCAAGGCTTCTCGAGCTGAGAGAACATAATCGTTCGGAGAGCCTGACACCACCAGGATGTTGGCCTGATTATTCACCGCTCTCAGCGTAACAATAGAGGCTCTGCCGGGGCTGTACTGAGCAGCCCCGAGAGGGCTGAAGGAGTACTGAGGAGTGGTCGCTACATTGTGGATCGCGTTGCCCAGGCGACGCTCAGGAGCCACCTCAACGATCAGCTCGACCTTGTCCAGGTAAACCGAGGTCTGGGAGAAGTCCGCACCGGCCAGCCCCCAGAAGGTGAAAGAGTCGGTGCCGTTGGGATTCACTGACGTGGGGTCCTGAGCTAAATTCAAGACGTCGGTGTAAGACCAAGAAGTGCCGGCATCCGGAGGAGTCCGGAACCAGACGTTGCTGGAACCCCCGTAAAAGCTGGTGCTGTTGGGAATCTTGGGCATGGGGTTGGTCTCGCCCAGCCAGCGAATCTGCTCTGTGGCAGAGCGCTGATAGTCAGGCACCAGCCATGCGCCCAGCTCTGTCTGATAAATCTGGACCGGGTTGCCGACCGCCAGCCCGTACGTGACCTGGAGACCCTCTCCCACGGGCACCGCCGTGGTGGAGGAGTCGTCTTTCCAAGCCGTGTATCTAAGGCCTATGCGAACGATGCGAGAGTTGGCATAGTCCAGAATGTTGTACTGACCCAGGCCCGTCGTGTTGTACAGATCGAAACGACAAGTGACATAAGGGCCGTAGCCTGCCTGGGCCACCGGGGTGCCGTCCAGGCGAAGATAGTACCCGCCGGAAGCCTGAAGAGCTTGAAGAGCAAAGGCATTCGACACCACCGTGCCGTTCAGCAACACCGTAGCATCCGCTCCCAGCGCGGCCGAGCTGCAGGGGAAGATCAATTGAGTGACTGTATCCTGCGGAGCCTCTGCGCCCTTCTGATACAGGTCATAGGCGATGTGGTGCTGCTGAGTGATCGACTGAGTGTCGTCGTACTGAGCCACAGCACTGTAGTAAGCGGTGCCGAAAGAATAAGCAGGAAGAGTGTGTTCGATCTGATAAGCCGTGCCCGTGTCGACGGGCACCACGGCACTACCCACGGGCATCGGCTCGAAACCGGAGTCAGGGCAGCCGTAGTTAGGGTTATCCTGCGGCGGGAACTGCTGAGCAATAGCAGAACCGCTGGGGGACAACGGCTGGTAGACAACCGCAATTTGTCCCCACAGGTTGTCGCCGCCGGAGGAGGTCCAGGTGGCGTTATAGGTCTGTGTGGCCGAAGTGAACCCGGTCAAAATCTTGTGGGATTCCCACATCTGGAAGTTGGTGCCGATGTTCTTACGGAAAGCCGCAGTCCAGGTGCCGTCCAGAGTGTCTGTGTCAGTAACCACCACGTTGGTGGAGTCGACCCCGCCGAGGACCAACACCAGTTGGCCGGTGGCGCTTACAGAAACAGGGAGCCCTGTGGAGGTGGTCGTGGAGACTCCTCGGTTGGCCGCTGAATAGAGGCCATGCGTCCCCTGGCTAACCCCACTGAACTCAAAGACCTGAAAGCCCACGTTAAGTGAGGCCACAGAGCCCTGAATAGTAAGGTTGTCCCCGCCGATATATGGGGTGACCACCAGGCACCGGTATACCTGAATAGTGCCCCCGGCAGATACTCCATCTGAATAGTTGTTGACGACCTCCGGTACCCACACATTGCCGCGTGGATCCGTAACTGCCGCACCTCCGTTGATGGAAGGAACAGTGGGGGTGGAGTTGGTGGCGTTCACCATCAGGAAAAGAGTATTACCAGCAGTGATCAGGTTTGGAGTGGTGAGAGGAATGGTGATAGCGCCAACTGCAGTGACAGCACTGGCGTTGCAGTAGTTAGCAACAAATGCGATAGCCATTTAGCTGATTCCCCTTAGGACATTCTGGGCCTTCTGCCGTTCGAGCACAGAAACCACTCCTTGTCCGGTAAGCATACCAGCCTGCATAGGATCTCCCGGAGCACCATTGACCACTACAGAGCCTGCTCCGAATACCACTTGACCGGCCATTCCGGCGCTGGCGTGAGACACCTTTCGAGAACCTGCAGTGATGCCGTCCGCCAGGCCTTCAGCCACGAAATTGCCGATACCCATCATGACCTTGGAGGGAGACTTGATGCCCAACGCCTTCTTGATGGCCTTGGCTGCAGTCTTACCCAGCTTGTCCATGGTGTCCTCGAGCTGCTTCTCTTGACTCTGAATACCTGCCAAGAAGCCCTTCGAAACGGACTGACCTGCCTTGTAGTAACTATCCGCAGTCGTATCAGCCAGCTTATTTCCGGCCTGATCAAGTTGAGCCTGCAGATCATTGATGCCGCCCTTGCCATTAATGCCCGCAGTACCTCCGGAAAGAAGTGCCTGCGCATCGGCCAGTGCCGCCGGCCCTGCTGCTGCCAACTGCGCCAGGGATGTATCATTGAGGCCCAGCTTCTTCAGCTTATTGAATGCTGCATAGAACTGCTGGCTCTGATTTACCGCAGCTCGCAGATGATTCTGCACTCCGTAGAACGTCTGACCGATGCCCTGCGTAGCGTCTGCCACGCTGCCCAGATCGCGGACTGCCTGCTTGACCTGCTGACCGAACTGCAGCTCCGACTGGACCTTATCGTGAAGTGTGGCCAAGTGATCGGCCATCTTATCCAGGCTTTTGTTCCAGGTCTTCTCCATCTTCAGGGCAGCAGCCTCAGCCTTGCCGCCCAAAGCGTCCTTGGTGTCTGTGGCCAGGGTCTTGAACAAGGAGTCGATTTGGTCTTTCGACATTTCCGAGGCATGGGAAAGCTGAGAGAGTTCGTCCTTGATCTTCTTGAGAGCATCGGCCACCTTGCTGGCAGCCTTACTTGCGGCCCCTCCGAGATCATTCATTCCACCGCCGTTGTCGTTTCCCCCTTTACGATGACGGCGAGTGGGAGTCATCAGAGCGTCCATAGACGCCTGAGTAATGCCCTGCTTCGCCAGCTCAGCAGTGATGTCTGCAGCCGCCCCGGAACCGTAGCCGCCCTCACCCAGGTTTGCATTGAACTGGGCCGGGATCAGCTTTGCAGCCGCCACTACGTCATCGATCGCGCCCAGGGCGCTGTCTTTCCAAGACTCAATCTGGCCGATAAGAGAGGCCACAGCACCGGCAGCGTCATCGGCCGCACCGCCACCCAGCCAGGACGGGAGATGACCCAAGGCCTGGAGCACGATCTCAAACGCCCTGAGGGGGGCTTCTGCGTAGTCGAAGACCAGTTCGATCAGGAGTTTGATCGCGAAGCCCACGGCAGTGACGATGTCGTTGAAGGCCTTGGTCACCACGTCTCGAAAGGTCTCACTCGTCTGCCAGGCGTACACAAAGGCTGCTGCCAATGCGGCAATGGCCGCGACTGCAATGCCGACCGGGTTGGCAGCGAAAGCCGCGTCCAACAAGGCCATAGCCTCAGCCGCACTACGAATGCCCTTGGCCAAAGAAATGAAGGCAGCAATAGACTCTGCCAGGCCCCACAGTGCGGTAGCAGCGGCGGCCAGCAAGGTGTATGTACGGTAGGCCAGCAGAGCCGTAGCGGCTCCAGCGATCAGCGGCCCCAACTTACTGAAGATAGTTACCAGAGTGTCGAAGCTGGGAATGAGCGGAGCGATCTGCGAGAAGATAAGACCGAAGTCCTGAGCCACCGCGTCCAGGGTCGGCTTGAGATTATCCCCGGCCTTCTGCAACGTGTCGAACAGGCTCTGGGCATTGGCGACCAGGCCCGGCAAGAGCTTGTCTCCTAGGGAGCCGAAGGCATTGGTAAGTCGAACCTTCAGGTCGTTCAGTTGACCGGAAGTGCTCTTGTCCACGATGTCAAAAGCCTTGTCCACTTCCCCGGCGGACTTGGCCATATCCTTGGTGGCCTGGTCCACGCCCTCCATGGACACCAGGAGCTGCTTGATAGCGGCAGCAGAGCCCTTGGCATGGAACGTCTCGTCCAGTCCGCCCTTGCCTACTGTCTTGACAATGGTGGCAATGACATCGTTGAGCTTGCCGCCCTTGGCAATGAATTCTTGGATGCTCTTGCCGGTTGCCTCTTTGAAGATCCCGGAGACCTTGCTGGTGGAGTTTCCCAGTTCCTGCAGAACCACCTTGAGGCCTGTGGCCGCATTGGCGTAGCTCTTACCGGTCAGGGTAGAAGCCGCTAGGTCCGCACCGATCTCCTTGAAGGAGACTCCCAGGTTTGCGGCTGAAGGCAGAACCTGACCAATGGCCGCCGTGAGGGCGTCCATGGTGCCGACACCATCCTTCTGGATGGTGAACAGAATGTCCGAAGCGTCAGCAGCAGAAATGCCGCTGGAGGCATAGGCGTTATAACCGGCCGTGACTGCGGCCACGGTAGAGTTCAGGTCGGCATTAGTAGCACGAGCCAGCTTGGCAGCGGCGGCCACCTCCCCCTGCGCTTCTGCCACATTTTTGGCACCGGACGACAAGGCGGTGTAGACTGCGTTGGCAGACTGTACGGCGTCCACTCCGAGCGCGTTGGAGAAGTCTCGGACCTGCTTGGCATTGAATGCATCGCTGGTCAGAGTCTGAATGCGAGACAAAGCGGCATTCAGCTCAGCCGAGTTCTGGAGACCTGCCCCAATTCCTTGTGCAATGGCGATCGTCAAAGAAGCGCCGGCTGCCAGAGCCAAGCGCTTCAGGACGTGCGAAACGCCCTTCTCCACCGCCGTGGTGTCAGCAAGAATACGAACGGAGAGCGTGCCGAGAGAAACAGCGCCCGCCATGATTCTCCTCCGACACTAAAGGGTTACCTAGAGTGTATCAGGTTCCCAACATCTGGCTAAACATAGCCATTTCAGCGTCGGCGCTCCAGAGTGGATCATCTTCCTGAATAACTGCATTTGGCGGGGGTTGCGTCATAAAGATTTCCATCTCCATGGCGTCCTCGGAAGAGAGGCCTTCAAAAAGCCAGAAAGTGATCAGATCCATAAGATCCCATGGCTTTAGCGCGAGAGGCTTGACCCCTCGCGCCAGGCACCACCCATTGAATGCGGACCAATGTCCGACAGCCGCCCCGCAGAGCTTGACGGCTACGTAGTAGGGCGGCCTGCAGCTTCTCCGATCAACCAGTTGATGACCTCGGTGACCTGGTCAATATCCAGATCGTCATCGGTATCAATCAGGCGCTCGTGAATGCGGCAGGCCTGACAGCCCTCAACGTAGTTGTCGTGACCGGGCTTCTTACGAGTGCCCTCGTGCTCCTTGTTCAGACCAACAGCCAGCCAGGAGAACATGGAGCCGACCGGAAGGAAGGTAGCCATAGCCCCCTTCTCACCGGCACCCTCAATCATGCCCAGCATGAGAGTGGCCTGCTTGGGCGGGCTGAAGGTGTAGGTTTCACCATCCAGCGTGAAATCGATATCAGAACCGCGCTTGGAGGGCTTGGTCTCGAAGTTCTTCATGGGTCCCCTTGGTTATTAAAGTGCGAAGGCGGTGATCCTCAACTGGTCCACTGCCTTCTCAAAGAAGTGAGTGGCCTCTTGTCCTCTTACGTAAGGACGATAGAGGTAGTCAGAGGAGAATCGCCCCGTTGGACGGGCGTTATAAACGCCTCGTTTACCTAGATGACTCGACCTCTTCCCAGGCTTGAATCGTAGCACATTACCGTTTTTCGGATAGATCAAGCCGGGCACACCATAGTTCACCCAGTTGGCATAGGCCACGCTGGAAGAGATTGTGATGTCCGGGCCCAGGGGAGTTAGTCCGGGATGGATCTCAAAGCTATCGGCCAGGGTTCCGGTATCGGTGTGCCCTCCAGCAGCTAGCTCATGCTTGATAAGACCCTTCAGGGTCTCTCCTCCGGCAGCCAAGGCTTTGGCTGCCAGCTCATCCAGCACAAATTGATTCCACTGAACTATCTTGAATTCGTAATCACCCATGAATGTAGCCACCGTCTTCTGGTTCATCCAGCCAGACCAAGTGGCCTACCTTTATCAAAAGCTCCACAATATCTGAGGGCTCCACGTCATACTCGTTGCCCGGCTGCATGCCCAATACTGCTGTAGTCGGTCGAACACGAATAGTGTCCATCAGCAGCACCCTCCAGTAAATCTGAAGGTCAGCTCGATAACACCCACCTGGCATCCGCCCTGCACGCTGGGGGCCCAGTCACCGATCGTCACATCATGAACGTCGATGTCCTGCGTGTTCATCCAGTCATAAATGGCGCTGTACATCGTCTTTCGGTCGCGCAATGCGGCCAGCGCCTGGATACCAATCAGATCGGGGTCCGGAGGGTTGCCTTGACTGTCCACAACGGCAGCACAACGGGCCACGCCGATCTGCACCGAAGCCTCGAAGTTGGTGATGCAAGGGATCGGACCCTGCTGAGTCTGATTCATTGGACTGGTTCGTCCCACTGCGACCCAGGCCTGACCCTCCCCGGCTGAGCACAAGCAGCAGGTGTCCAAAGGCACATACTGAGGAGCGGCAGCCGTCAAAAAGGATCTACAAACAGGACGACCGCAGGTTGTGAAGGCGGCATCCAGAGCGATCAGCAGGTTGTTCATCTGCGGACCGAAGTTTGAGTCGCTACAGCATGGAGCCATGAATCCCCCTAGGACTGCCAAGTGGTGCGGCGACGGTCGTACCGGTCTGGACTGGAGATTCGAGTGCCCGCTCGGTTACGACTGAAATTGACAGAGTTTACCCAAGAGTCCACAGCAAATAGACCTGTCGCTCCGTTGATGTAGAAAGCATCGTAGGAATCTAGCACGGTCACATTGACCTGTTGACGAGTGACTGAGTGGATTCGCTGCGGGAGCTGGCAGGAGCCGTCATTGCAGGCTGCCTTGGCCATTTGGCAAGCCAGGACGCCTGCAGCTAGTTTGCCGCCGTCAGGAACCTCTACGCCTACCTGATACGTGACCTCGAGAGTATTGGCCTCAGTGGTCGCCAGTACCATGTCCTGACACGTCGGCCAGTCGTGACCGTCCGTCCTTACCAGCCAGCGGTAGTTATCTACCCGGTAAGTGGAGGGATCCAGTAGCAGGCCGTCCTGAAAAATGGTATCTATGGAGGCCACGGGGCCCAACAGATCGATCGTGGGCACATATGTGCAGGAGCAAATATCGTTATTACAGCCGCCACAGGGGAGGTTGTACCACTGGCCTCCGATCAGTGCCGGGTTGACTACGCTGCCCCACCCAATCGAGCCATCCCCGAAATAGGGGAGGTTGGTGTTCTGCCAGGCATAGCCACGGTAAGTGGAGTAATAGCCGGAGAGGCAGGATTTCTTACAGGGTCGGATGCTGAGCGGGCAGGTTCCGAACTGGCGTCCCGTGATATTCCATAGATAGGCAGTGGCCGCATTCTGCACAATCGTCTGCATAGCAGGAGAGAGAGCTGCCACGCTGGCGCAGGTCTCATCCTGGCCGCCGTCCCCGCAATAAGCGAGAGGCCATGCGCAGGGTTGGGTCCGAAAACTGGTCATGATGAAATGATACCTCCTAGAGGACCGTCCCGCCCTCCTTGGTAAGGTTACGCAAAACGGGATAGCCGAAGTCCACCACCCCGGTGCCTGGTCCCGAGTTCATGGTAATACGAACCTGAGTAGTTCCTGCCGGCAGGGTGAACTCTTGCTTATAGGTGCCGTGATCAACCGCATGAATCAAGCCAGAAACGGGAACTCTACTGATCCCCAGGGTAGCAGTTACAGAAACGATGATAGAAGCCTGAACCCCTCCATCAGAGCTGTAATAACCCTCGATCTGCATAACATCGCCTGGACTGATTGTCGGGGATACCAGGGCATTGGACAGAATGCTGATACCGCCCGCTTGAACAGACCCTGTATGTGTCATGCGTGCCAATTGCGCCCCCGACCCGTTCGGGTCCGCAATCAGGCTTCGGGCGGTCCCGGAGGGGTTTCCTCCCGTGGCCGTCCAGCCCGTGGGAGTGCCGGACGCTCCCGTAAGGAAGAGGGGCGTAGACAGCAGCGGGCCCGTGTCCGAAGCTCCTTCCGCCGGCTGAATGCTCAGCGGAGGCAAGTAATTCGCCATCTGGGCCAGCCAATACTGCGCCAGCAAGAAAGAGCCATTCTCGTTCGGGTGTACCCCATCTCCGGTGTACTGAGCCTTATAAAAACCTGTAGTTTGGTCCACCAGCACGCTCCAGAAGTCCACAAAAGGAAGGCCCTCATTGGAGCAGTAGCGGCGGATCCATGAGTTGTAGTACCCGGTAGGAGTATGCACTCCAGTGGAGACGTGAGGCATAGCGGTACGCCAGACCGGTAATGCTCCAATTGCTCGACACTTAGCGGTCAACGTTCGAATATTGGCCTGAAACAGAGGCATCATTTGCTCATTGGTCAGCCCCTGAGAACCGTAGAGTTGAATGTCGTTCTCGATGGAGCCCATCGGCACAATGTTAGGAGAGTAAGGAGTGACGTCAGTATCAAAACGATCGATGAAGTTCTGAGTAGTTTGGCCGCCAATCGCCATGTTCTGAATCAGGTTGAAGCGTCCACCGGACAGCAGCATGGCGTAGGTGGGCCAGTCATAGCCAAAGTTCTCGCTAGTGGCCGTGCGAAACGAATGGAGGTTCTCAATAGAGGCCCCAAGCACCACTACACGGTTGCCTGGCCGGGCGTTGCGCACGGGGGCTCGGACCTGGTCCAGATCCACAGAGCCTGTGAGGCCGTCCACAGAGGCTACGACGACGGGGCCTGTAGCCCCAGTAGCCCCCGTGGCTCCAGTCGCTCCCTGGGGCCCTGGGACGGTTCGGAGAGCCCCCAGCACCTGGGGAACCGGAGCCAGGCTGAGAAGGTCAACGGGGCCAGGGGCGGCCACATCGATGTCATAGGTTCGAAGAGGAAGCCCGGAAATGCCCTCAGTTACTTCATAGGTCCACCCGTTGGGGTCCAGGCCGGGGTCATCAGAGGCAGCTAGTTGCACACTGAAAGAGCCTGTAATGTCCAGGGTGGCGCTGGTAGTTGTGCCCACCAGCAGAGCATCCTCGCCACTGTCCGCCACCACGCCGGGACGCGGAGTAAACGTGATGTAGCCTTCCGCCGGAGTGTTATTCGGATGAAGGAATTGACCGGTTACAGTGACGAGAATCATTACTTAGTCCTTAGATGACCGTGAATCGAAGATAGCCTGTACCGCCATTACCGCCCGAACCTGCGGTCCCTGTGCGAGTAGAGCCCCCGCCGCCGCCTCCGGACCCGGAAAAAGCAAGCGCACTGGCTCCGGATTGAGCCGCTCCTGATACTGAAGCTGCACCGCCTCCACCGCCGCCCTGACTGGATACTCCGCTGGCAGCGATTGCCGGTACGCCTCCCGCCGTGGGTCCTGCACCCCCCGGAACTCCTCCTGCTCCCGCCAAGGGGGAGGGGTCGGCAGTGGTAGCGTATCCCGAGTTTCCACCCCCGTAGGCGATATTACCGGGAGCCGGATAAGGGGAAGAGGGGGGAAGATTAGAGATACCCCCGCCACCGCCGCCGCCGCCGCCACCGCCCAACTGCACAAATTGAGGAACTACAGCTCCATAAATAACATCAGTGAATAGCGCAATATAACCCCCGGGAGTGCCGATAGCTGTGGGCCCGAAAGGAGAGATAAGGCTCGAGTTATCGATAAAGGCCTCTACAATGTAGCCTCCACCAAAACCCCCGTAGCCTCCGTGAGTGTCTCCTGTACCGTTCGGGCCTCCATAACCAGTGGTGGAGAAGGCGCTGGGATTGCCTCCTCCGCTCTGGCTTTCGAAACCAGCCCCTCCGGGACCTCCACCCAGGCCTGGGGTGGCTACGAAGAAATCATCACAGAAGGTATAGCCTCCAGCAGTACCGGCAGCTCCGGGGGCTCCTCCCGCTCCCGCAGTCCCCACCGTATAAGGAATACCTGAGGGATATTGAGCCCGAAGAGCTGCAGCATCTACCCATTTGGTGGTTCGTCCTCCACCGCCTCCTCCGCCTCCTCCGAAAACAGAGCCCGTAAGAGTGGCATAAACTCCCCCACCTCCACCTCCACCGCCAGGACCCAAAGCATCAATTAGCACCATAGTGGCATTAGGGGGCACTATATAAAGCCCTGAGCCCGGCGTCGTAATTAGCGTAGTAGCCACAGCCCCACTTCCTCCTGAAGGAATATAGGTATTTCCTGAAGAGTCAACCAGGATTACCCTCTGAGCTTTAGCGACATTGTCGCTATAAAGATGATCGTCGTTTCGGAAAACCGCCATCTGGAGTAGTCCTAATGCCAGTCGGGATGTTTGATTCTCAGGATACGCTCAGTAGCTTCACAAGAACATCTATACACAATAAGGGCCATCAATAAGACAGTGAGCCCCCGGAGGGAGAGGGTCCGGGGGCTCACACTCACCGCGCTGGCAGGGGAGTAGGCGCGGGAGGTCTTACTAGGCGGCGGGAGTCGGGGCCGCAGGCATAACCTGGTAGCCACAAACCGCAGCCGGCGGGCTGACGCTGGTGGTACGGATGAGCATGTGATCGTTGGTGCCGATCGCGGTCTTGAGAGCGGAAGGAACACCAGCCGCGCCCTGGGGGATGACATTGTACGGGCCAACGCCCCAGTTGCCGCCGTTGTCGGTCCAGGCCTGGATCTCGAAGTTGGTCGGGCCCAGCTCGACGGTGAAGTCCCGCAGCGTGCCGTTGCGCACGAAGGGCAGCAGGATGTAACCGTAGTTACCGCCGGTGGCGACACCACCCGCAGTGACTGTGGCAACCGTCAGAGTGCCCGTACCACCGGTCGGGGTGCTGGTCATCTGAGTGATGTCCAGGCCCGCGTAACGACCCTGGAACGTGACGTTCCACGGACCGTTGGAGGCACCGGCGGGACCGGTAACACTCACGTCGCCGGGGTCGATACCATCCAGGCCCTCAAGCGCCGTCTGCACCTGCGCAGCAGTGCTGGAGGCCGCAATGGAGCCCGTGGTGGCCGGGGAGTAGCCCGGTAGCGTAGCGGTCAGGGTGAAGCTGGTAAGGCCTGCACCGCCCTCAGTGAGAGACTGAACCTCATTGGTCGGGGGGCAAGCGTTCTGCCCATCGATGCCGGTCCACAGCTCCAGAGCGAACTGGTTGCAGGTGATGCCCTCGGAGACGCGGAAGCCCACGTCATTACCGGAGCCATCAACTTCAATCGAGTTGCCCGTAACCAGAGACATGATGTCCGGGTCCACGTTGCAGAAAGAGATCGTGACGTTGGTGCGCTTGAAAACATCGCACGTCCGGTCGTTCACGCAAAGAGCGCCATCGGCGTTCTTCTGGATGATCTCTTCACCGGCCTCGTAGTCCGGAGAGAACTGAACAGAGACGAAACCGCTGGAGGTGACGAGGCTATTGGCCGTGGTAGGCACCGGGAAAGCCCCGCAACTGTCCAGGCGGGTGACGCGCACGCGCTTACCGCGAACCACGCCATAACAAGATGCCGCCATTACCGCTGCCCTCCTAAGAGCAGAAAGGGCCTTCGCCCATTGGATTCCTATTTAGAGTCTAGGGCGATATGCCCTGTACTTCAATTACTCGGAGTCTTCCTCGACCCCGGAATCTTCCTCGACCGGGGCGTACTTCTTGAGAACGGTCTTACGGGGGTGCTCAGCCGCACTTTCGTGCGCGTAAACCTGCTCCGCAGTCAACTCTCCGGAGTTGACGTAGGCCTCGATCTCCCGAGCCGACAGATCGTCCAAATTCAGAACCTGCTCCGGCCTTTCAGGGGCCTTCACATTCATGGTGTTGGCAGTAGAGCCCGCAGCCGTCTCATAAATGGCGTACTGACGAATATCCTTGACGATCGGATTACTCTCACTCATCTTTATCTCCTAGGTAAGTTCGGCCCAAAGGACGATGTTAGTGCTGGCCACGCTTCCTACGGCAATAGAGGCGGGCAAATCGGTTTGACCTGCTAGTTGGCCAGCAAGCCTAGGTGCTAGGTTGTACACGTTAAAGTTGGTAGAGGGAGTAACTGCACCCATAACTCCGGGCATTGTAGAGGCTCCAACAATCAATAAAGCCTGCGCATACCATTGGCCCTTGACCAACTGAAGAGATCCTGAGGCAGCTTTTGTATACCTAGTAGAGGCCACCGAAAAAATAGAAGTGTCGTTAGTGGTGGAGGCGGCAAGAGTTAGGTTACCTGAGCCATCAATGGTGTAGACACCAAATCTGACCAGGGTAGAGCCCACAGCAGCTTGAGTTGTACTGACCATTCCGATATTGGCGAGAACCATGGATTTGGGAGCCCTGACATAGGCCAAGAAAACTATTCCGGCTTGTCCAGTCAAGACGTTGGCCCCAAGGCCTTCCCTGCGCTCAGGCAAAGTCCCGAAACCGCTAGTTAAAGAAGCACCGTATTGATAGTCCTCACCAGAGACATAGGCTTCATATCTAGCATTAGTTCCTGCCACGACTACACCACCTTCAAGATCATTACGTCATCGCCGGTGGCGGTCACCAAGGAGATAGCGCTCAAGGTGTCACCCGGATTGACTATAGAGAAGGAAGCCGTGTAGCCCTGCGGAAGCGCCACGCCGCCCAGGGTGGGCGAAGAGGCGCTGGAGGCTGTGATAACGGTGAAGGTATAGGCCTGAGCCCCGGCCGCAACGTTCGTGGTGGTGGCCGTGTTCACCCGCTGAACCGACGTGGTGCGAGCCGTCGAGCCCGTCGTGCCGGGCGCAACGGAAGTTACCCGCTGCGCCTGCGCGACGTTATCGATGTACTCGCCGTCGTCATTCTGATAAACAGCCATCTGAGTTCCCTAGACAGAAGTGACGAGGACACCGGCAGCGAAGCAATCGAAACCGACCGAGTAGGTCTGCTCGGCCAGCACGATGAAGTTGTTATTGGTGGTTCGCAGAGCCTGTTCACGCACGTCCGGGTTCATGGAGACGCCGGAACGACGCACGATCGGGCGAGAGCCCAGTGCGAAGATCCAAGCTTGCCCAGCGCCTGCAGCGACCCCGTTCGGGCCGGTACGAGCATTGAAACCGCCCATAGCCGCCATCGGGGTGTCCAGTTTGGTGAGCAATTGAGTGTGAGCGTCGTTCGGCTCGATCAGGTGGTCAGAAATGGCGATCGTGGCTTCCCGGCGAGAGGCAAGGAGAACACCCTCACCGGGAGCGTTGGCACCGATGTACTGCTCCAACAGAGCAATACCCTGAGTCACCGTGACCGGAGTACCGGGGGTGGGAGTGATGTCGATGGCAGCCGCGTCCGTAAGGGAAGCACTGTGAGAGACCGTGGCCAGGGCAAACTCGCCCTCAACCGCACGCTCCGCGCCATTCTCAAGCATTTGACGAGCACGCTCAAAGCCTCGGTCCCAGTTGCCGATCGGGGAGCACTGGAAGCTGCCGTAGACGACGTAGGGAAAGGCCTGACGCAACGCCACACCGGTGGTGGGCACCTTGTTCGGAGCGCTGAGAGCATTGTTCTGGGCGCAGGTCGGGCATCCCCAGATCTTGGCGGGGCCACAGGGCTGCGGCTCCCACTCAGTACCCTGTTGCCAGTGACCGTCCCCGGCGTCATGAACGACAGAGACGCTGAACAAACCGTAAGGCAGGGGCTGAACATCCTCGGCCGCCACGTATAGCGGCTGGCCCAGGCAGGCGTTGGTGGCGAGTGCCATTGTGCTGTCCCCTCCTCAGGGAAAGAGTGAGGGGGCCGGGACCGAAATCCCGGCCCCCTCGTTGGGCTTTTCCTGACTAGGCAGCGGCGCAGATCACGGACGGACCGACCAGGCTGACAGCGCCACCGTTGTAGCAGAGCGGCACAGTCACAATGCGAGACTCCGGACACATCTTCATGACGCTCCACGCCTCTTCGGTGAAGATCGCGGTGAAGTTGTTGTTGGAGTACAGCGTGCTGTCGTACAGGTTGTTCAAGGTGACCAGGCCCGAGGTGCCACGGACGAAGGTGCCGGCCGGGTACATCAGGAACTGAACGCTGGTCGGCCACGCAGTAGCGGCGTTGCCACCACCGAGGTTCTGCCAGTCGTACACGTACTGGACATTGACGCCACGGGCAGCGAACCAGCGCGCGATGTCCGCGTCAGCCACGCCGTACGGGTCGGCCGAAGTGTTCCGAGAAGCGAAGTCCTTGCGGAGAGCGCCACGGACCCAGTAGGGCAGGACAACCTCGAGAACCGAACCACGGCTCATCCGACGACGGTAGCGAATGTCCTCGGCCTCAAGCTCGAGCGCACCGAGCAGAGCGCCGGCGGCGCTCTGGTTCGGGGACGGCTGAGAGAGCACGGTAACCGCAGTGGACTGCGAGACCAGGCTCGCGATCACGTTGGTGTTCAGACGGTGAACGTGACCCGTCAGCGCACCGGAGACGTACCGACGAACCAGCTCCGGGTAGGCGCTGTTCATCAGGATGCCCGCGTTGACGCAGATACCACAGACGTTCAGGCGAACGTCGGTGAACGGAGGACACGGGACAGTCGCGCACGGCTTGGTGCCGGCAGAACCGCCACCCTGCTGAACGGTGGCCATCGTAACCGTGCCGGAGCCGCCGGTCGGGGTGGAGGTGATCGCTGCGACGTTGGTGTTGCCCAAGGCGTTGACAAAGGTGATCGTGTAGACGACCGCACCCGCCGTACCGGACGACGTGACGTTCACGTTCTCCGGGCCGATGGTGCTGAGCGCCTGCAGAGCCGCCGAGACGACCGCAGCGGACGAGTCCACCGGGATCGAAGCGGTGGTCTGACCACCGAAGGTCAGGGTGAAGGAGGTAAGGCCCGCGCCACCCTCAGTCGCAGTCTGGATCTCGTTGACACCGTAGGTGCCCGCGATGTCCTCGGCCTCGGTGAAGCAGAAGCCGGTGCTGGTGAAGATGTCGGCCCAGTCCGGACCCTGCGTGAAGCGAAGACCGCCACGGTTGACGCGAACCTCGGGGAGCGAGATCAGACCGTCGCGAGACTCAAGCTCGCAGAGGTCGTAGATCGTCTCGGAGGGGGCGCACCAGCCACCGGCCGCAGTCAGCGAGCCGCCGGTCAGGCGGGACTGGTCGGTAGCGAACTTGTATGCGGAGTGGGACGGGGTGAACTCCTCCATGGCGTCAGCGACGACCAGCTCGGGAGCGTAGTTGACCTGGAACGAGGCGATCTCGGAAGCCGAGACGTGACGCTGACCCTTCCGCATCGCAGTCTCGATCGACATGCGAACGTGACTCGGGTTGGCCGCGTTGATGATCGCGTTGGCAACCTCTTCCTCGTCCAGCTTGGTGTTGAGGGCGAAACCCTTCGCACCAGAACCGGCGGTGAAGACCTTGGTCTCCTTGACCACGGGGGCCAGCTCGACCTTGGGCTGACGCGCCTTCAGGGCCTTGACATTGATCGCCTTCGGAGCGGCAGAAGCCTCAACCTCTTCAGCATCCGCAGCGGGAGCCTCTTCGGCGTCGTCCTCGTCGGCCTCGGGAGCGTCCGCGAACGCGGCGGCAGCCGCAGCGCGCTTGGCAACCTTGTCCGCAGCGAGCTGAGCCCGACGCGCCTTCTCGCCATCCAGAGCGAGCTTGGCCTCCACCAAGGTCTCCAGAGTGGCCTCATCATCGGCGGACAGTTCCGCCTTCTCGTTGATCGCAGTGAACGCGGCTTTGGCGTTCGTCCGCTGGGTCTCGAGCGCCTCGTCAGAGAGGGTGCTGAGGTCAGCAGGCAGATCGACGTTGATAACGTCGTTCTCTTCCATCGGTTGATCCCTCCTAAGGGATTCAGTGATTTATCGCCACAAGGCGCGTTGATTACAGAATATGTGGGTTTGTACTTGGCGTGCAACTAACCGTTACTTGAGCTTTTTGATAAGGCCCTTACCGCCGAGCTTGGCATTGGCCGAACGGGCCGCCGTCTCGGTCGGATAGGTGGTCTTGGTGCCATCAGGAGCCACCAAAACGAAATTCTGAGCGGCCCCCGCCGTGGGGGCGTTGGCGGACGAACCGCCGCAACCGCATCCCATCTACCTACTCCTTTTCCATCATCGAAGCCAGTTGAGCGCGTCGAATACGCTTCAATTGGGCTTCCAGGGCCGCAAATCGCCCTGAAATCTCCTCGGATACCACAATTAGGGACTCATTGCGGCCCATTTCGGTCTTTTCCGACTCAATCGGCACGAAAAGTGACTGAGTTGCACCCGATGCGACCAAAGCTTTAGTCCGCAGAACCGGAAAACCGGGAAGATTGACCGCAAGAACGGCCATAAGCTCGAGATTGCCGCCAATTCTTCGCCAATCGCCGCTCATAGGGGCCGATCGAAGGTCCCGAATCTCCTCATCAGACAGATCCGGCCGCAGAGCGCCCGAAACCCAGATACCGTATTCGTCCTCGCCCGCAGCGACGTCAGCGGCTACCAGGCCGGTGTTGTCGTAGTGGGCCATGGCCGCAGCGGCGCTCATGTTCGGACCGGCATGCCCGGTTTCCATGGTGAGATGGCCCACGGGCACCTCAGTGCCCTCATCCGTAACCAGGATCCCGGTTCGGAAGTAGGCATAGTTGGTGTTGGAGCGCGGGGGCTGGACGCAGGCACCGGGGAAACCTGTGTGACAGGTGCCCCAGACAGCGATATGACCGAAAACTCGACCGTCCTTGGTAAAGGTCAGCGGAGTGGGCTCCTTGAAGCGGGGGTTGTCGAACCAGGTAGCCGGAGGGTTTACCGGAGCCGACGCCGTGACCGTATCCGTTCCCGCGCTGCCTGAGTCAGACCACGGCGGGGTGATTGAGTCGTCGTTGTACTTCTTGCGGGCTGCTGCGTAGTAGGAAGCGATTGCCCCCTTGGCGGAGCCAAAGCCGCTTGCACCCCGAGCGCCCTGAACAGCGGCAGCAGCAGAGGTGACGCCACGCCAAACGGCAACACGCTTGCCTCCTTCAACTCGCGCAAAGGGAAGGTGGTAGGAACCCCACTGATCGGAGGGGCCGTCCTTGATAAAGAACGCCCAGCCGGCAGCGGCCGGGTCATCGCCCAGGGTCTTTCGGGCGGCGGCGGCGTCCCAGGGGGCCTCACGATCGCTCAGGGGGAGGCCAGAGGCCCCGAACTCTTCGGTGACAGCGTCCAGCGCCTCCATGTCGTCACTCTCGATAGAGGCGACGAGGCTAATCCGGGCGTCCGCGAAGGCCGGAATCTGAACCAGGGTGGCACCACGCACCCGAGCAGAGTTGATATGGAACACCACGTCATCAGAATTGCCTCCGGTGACCTTGGTGTAACCATCGAAAGGAGTCTCGGCAGCAGCCTCAGCCGCCACAGCGGGAGCCTCGTCCAGCAGTTCGTTGCGGGCATAAACCTCGTAGTCCATGTCGTCCAGGTCCATCGAGATGCCGCCGATGGTGCCCTTGTTCATGCCTCGGTAGACCTCCATGCCCTGCGGCGTGGTGGTATCGATGAAACCGTCGCCCATGATCGTGCCATCATCTGCCGTAGTCATGGACTCTATGAGCCCGACCACATAAGCGCCGTCGTGACCACCGGTGTCCTGGGGCACGTAGCGCAGCGGGATAGGGGTCTCAGCGCGCAGCGCACCGGAAGCGATGTAGCGACCGTCACCGGTCATCTGGTTCTCGAAGCCGATCGGCCCGGAAAAGCGCACAGTGTCGGGCACATCCTCCTCGACCTCGGCACTGTCAACGTCCTCACCGGGATCGCTCGAGTCAGCAAGCTCGCTCTCGAGAAGTTTCAGTGCCGGATCCATCTGGCTCTCCGTGAGGGCCCGCGTAGCAGCCTGTTGCGCCTCGGCCACGCACGGGGCACAGAATGCACCAGCGGTCAGGTGGTCGCACTCCTCCACCTCTGCGGGGTGGATTTTGACATGAATAGTCGCCATAAGTGCAGTTTACGGGTCACGCTGAGTGATGGCAACTTACTGTTTCCGTAAACCCCTTGACAAGCGAGAAGGGGTGGGAGAGGATTGGGCTCCAATCGGAACGAGGAGAGACATGAACCTGTTTGATCTGCCCGGTGCCAGCGATGAGGACATGGCCGCTCTGGGCTGGGGTGGCGCTGCTGCCATGCTCACCGAGGGGGCGGACATGGCGAACATCGCCCTTGACGCGGCCATCGATGAGCTGCAAAACTTTCTGGTCGAGCTGAGGAATGCCGGCATCCTCGAGGACTCCGTCCTGTACAAGCTGGCCTCGATGGAGCAGGCTTGCTTTACCGCCATCCATCAGCACGGCACGCTCGAGGCCATGGCCAAGATCACCACCATGTTCAGTGCAACCATCGATAAGTACACGGCCGAGCAGGAGCGCATTGCCAAGGAAAGCGCATGAGCACTGAGGAGCTTACGGCTCTCATGCAGTGGTGCGAGGCGGTCACCGGCCGGATGCAGGATGTGCTCAATGACCTGGAGTCCTTGGCCGGCAAACACCGATCCCTGACCAAGAGGGTCAAGGCCCTCGAAGAACTAGTGCTGAGGATATCTGACGATGGGCGTTGAGGATAAAAAGATCAAGGTGTCCAGTGAGACGATCGCCAAGCTCGTGGGCGACATTCACTCTCTCACCGAGGTGGTGAGCGCTCAAGCACGCACGATTCAGATGCTCGAGGCCCGCCTGGCGGTGTGTGAGGGTCTGCGAACCGGCGAAGGCGGAGGTAGGGCGAACGAGTGGTGGCAGAAGCCGATCGTCTCGTTTCAGGGGTCGGCCGTGCGGGACCTGGATGCCGGCGAACAGGCCAATGTCCGCTGACGACTGGATCGTGGTCGGCGTCGCTGTGGCGCTGGTAGTGGGAGTGACCGTGGTGGCCGGACTTCTGGCCATCAAATTCGTAGAGGGGTCGTTGTGAGCGGTTACAGTGTGCGCGGTGCCTCCGTGGGCTCCGACGATGCAAGTACAGGCGGGGCCAATCACGGAGAGGTATCCCTGATCAGTCTTGGACTGAGCGGTTTCGAGGCCGAAGCAAGCCGCTGGATGGCGCGGGGGCTGTGCGCCGGGCCGAACGTGGATCCCACGTGGTGGGAGGTCGAGTCCATGCACGGGGCCGGGGACGACCCCAGCGAGGCTCGCGAGGACCGCATGACCGAGGACAATAAGCTCGTCAAGAAGGCACAGATGATCTGCCGCCGCTGCCCGGTTCGGCAAGAATGCCTGGACTACGCCATGACCAATGGAGAGGGCTGGGGAGTGTGGGGAGCTACCACGCCCCGCATGCGGGCCCGTATCGGCAAATGGTCCTCGCGCTACGTCGGACCGGACGGACGAGTGCCTGCGGAGCTTCGCCCTTTGGAATGGGACGGCTGGACCTGGATCGATGAGCGCTCCGAGCGCCGCCTGATCAAGGTTCCGGTCGGTCAGGGTGTCGTGGTACCGGGACGGGGCAGCCAGCGGCCCGAGGGCAAATGCATGAGCGGTAAGCATGACTGGACTCCCGAGAATCTAATCATTGAGCGAGATGGCAAGAAGAAAAAGGGCGCTCGATGTCGAGCCTGCATGAATGAGTCCCGACGTCTGGCCGCCCGTGCACGTCGACTGGAGGCGCGGGAAAAGGCAGGCCTGCGCTACTGGAGGACCGAGGAGTTCGTGGAGGAATACCTGAAGCGCGGCCTGGCTTCCATGAGCCGTCAGGAAGGTGCCAGGAGCCTGGGCATGAAGCCCGACGCCTACGGACGAGCCGTTACCCGAGCACGGCAGGCAGGATTGATTCAGTGAGTGATTTCGAGGGCTGGCTTCGCCACACCGCGCATCAGACCGATCCGAACCAGGTGGATGACCTGATTCAGGAGGGCCGGATCGCCCTGTGGCGCAACGAACAGCGTCGGGGGCTGGCCCATGCCGGGTGGATGACCGCAGCGGCCCGGCAGCGAATGCGGGACGTGGCCTGGAGCGGCTGGCGCATGTTCGGCAACGAGGGCAAGCGCGGTCAGCGCAGCGTCGAGCCGGTGGCCTCGATGGACGAGTTCGAGGGCGACACGCACCACCCCACGGTGGCTGACTTCGCGGAGATGGCCGCCATGGCCTACCACCACGGCGAGATGGCCCGAGCGATAGGTGGTCTCAGCCCACGCCAGCAGGAAGCGGCCAGGGTGGTTCTGGCCGGCGGCATTCTGGACGAGAAACAGCGCGCCGCCTGGACCGATGCCCGCAAAAAGCTGCGAGAGTTGCTGGCGCACCTGAGGGAAGGGGAGGGGAACCGTGGCTGATGCAAGTGCGGACTGGATCGAGCGGGGCAAGGAATACGTGGCAGCAAAGTGGGCCGGGTTCACCGAGAACTGGCTGGACATGGAGGAGTGGGAGACAGATGACAGCGACGTGGTCGAGATAGCTCTTGACATTCTCGGAGACGAGGGCGTACAGTAGAGTCATCGGAAAAGGGTAAGACCGAGAAGGAGAAGATTCAGATGAAGGCGTTCGTGTGGTTTAACTGGAAGGGCGGCGGGGACTACCCCAGCCCCGTGCCGGGCGTCCCGATGCGGTGGCTGAAAGAGCGCGACGTGGTTGTCCACGTCGTGGAGCCGGTCAACCCGCTGGCGTGGATGGACGAGGAGTTGGGGATCTGATGGCGCTGTGCGGAACGTGTGGCGGCCAGATCGTGCGCTGCGGGGGCTACCATCCCGGCCTCGGTCGGATCGAGAAGATTGTCGAGGACGAGAAGTGAACTACGAGCTGCGTGAGGCCCAGATGATCGGCGGCATGTGGCAGCAGAAGTACCAGGAGGCAGTGCGCGAGCTGGAGCGGGTGCACCTGACGATGTCCTCGCGCGAGAGCCACGCCCGTTACCAGGCCGAACGGATTCTGGCCCTGGTGGCATGGCTAGAGGAGCTGGTGGGCGTGGCCGAGGGCGAGGAGGGCTGCGCGGAGTGCTCCGGAGACGGCTGGGATTACCGGCGCTGTGGCGAGGACACCTGCGATATGCAGGAGCCGTGCGAGATGTGCAACAGGGACGGTCTGCGCACGTCGGTGGCCGAGTACTGGGCCGGTGCGCTGGATGGGAAGAAGTGAGCGGGGAGTGAGTGGCGAATGGCTGACTATGGGCCACCGGGAGCACAAGTGCGACACGCCCGCCGGCGGTCAGATCGAGCGGACCGGGGCCAGCGAGGGGGCGCTGTGGCGCTGCAGCGAATGCGGCCTGGTGTGGGAACTGAGCGTGGATAGCGGCCGGTGGACCTGGTCCGAGTACCAGCAGGCGGAGAAGGGGCCGGTGTGGCCGGCATGATGCCAGAGGACCCGGGGCAGCTGTGGGCTGCCATAGAGCGGGACCGAGATGATCGCGCAGAGCTGATCACTCTGGCCCGGTCCTGGAAGTCGGCGTGGGAGCAGATGAAAGCAGAGCGTGACGAGCTGGCGGTGGAACTCCGCTCGAGAGGCTACGGCTGGGTCGTCTCCAGAATCCTCAATGAAAAGGCTTGACACCGAGTCCTTGAACTCGTAACCTAGAGACATGAGAGAAGCGGTTCAGGAAAGGGTCTCGAGTTTGAGCGGTGCTGAGCACCGTCTCCGCACCGGCACCGGACAAATCGGAAAAAACGGTCGGTGGGTCCTCCTGCTCGGGGAAGGCCGGGGAAGGCCGGGTGGGGTGAAGACGGGGGCGGGGACGAGGGAGGAGTGAACAAAGCAGCACTTCAACCCAAGGTTGGGGGTTAGGCAGAACCGGTTCGGGTGTGACGCGACCTTTTATAGCGGGAACGGAACTCTCGGAACTCTCGGAACTCTCGTCATGGGAACTCTCGTCATGGAAACAACATAGCGGAAATGGAACTCTCGTCATCAGAACAACATGTTTCTCGGGAACTTTCGTCATCGGAACAACATATTTCTCCACCACGGGAGCATGCTCAGGTTAGGTATGTTAGGTAAGCCTAACCTAAGGTTGAGGGTTTATCCACAGGTTATCCACAAGGTGTCCGGGGCGTGGCTGCCGTGAACAACACTGCACATGGAGCCATGTCTGTGCCGGGTGCTGCTGCCCACCTACACACCACCACCGGCTACCCGGCATCGCCATGACCGGGCCGGGGGCCGATCACCCCCGTGCCGCAGCTCTTCCCCGTAGTGCTTCTGCCGGGCGTGCCAGGGTGCGCCACGGGTGTGTAGCTGCCTGCGTAGCCACCTCCATACAGCCACCTCCATACAGGGATTTCCCACGCGTACGCCTTGCCTGTCGTGAGTCGCCTGTCGTGAGTCGTGAGTCGCGGAGTCAATCGGGGAGGTGGCCCATGTAAAAATAGTCCCGAGAGTTACAGACAGTAATCATTAGTACTATTATTATTACTCTGTGTGTATATAGGTAAACCATTAAATGGGGTTCTCACGCTTGGAGCGTGGTAAAAATCTCAATACATACCCACCTCCCCGACTCGACCTCCCCGACTCGATCCCGACTCATCCATGACTCACGCTCAATCGGGATCAGCGGGCTCACGAATCGGCCCCGACTGCTCGCGCGCATCGAGAGCAGAGCATGCCCCAGAGTTCGTACCAATCCAGTGTGGCCACGGCCCGGCAGCAGGAGCAGGGGGCTACCTCAACCTTGCCGACAGAGGCGGCCACCCCGGCAGGGTTTGCGCACCTGCCGGGCGTCGCGCATGTGGCGTTCACAGGTCTATCCGGGAGTGGATTAGGTTTCCCCGGCCGTGGCACACGCACATGTCGCGGGCGTGCGCCTCGGTCTCGGCTTGGTTCAGCGCTTCCCGCAACGCCACGATGTGCAGGCTCAGCGCGGCGCGGGACAGATTGTGCAGGTCGGGATTCATGACTCCACCGTCCGATCACGCTCTCCTACGAACAGCGGGTGGACGCGGTGGATGTCCGACGCTCCGGACCGCGAGGCCATCGGACCGCCGTTGTCCTTCCCGACGCGGGCCCATGCGCCAGGGTCAAGCACTCGATCACTCTCGACCGGCGCTGAGATACCGCTAGAAGGGCCCTGGGAGGCGTTCTCAGCCACCTTTACCCCGAGTGCGAGAACTGACAAGACCCCGACGGTTACGGTCGCCACAGAGGCCACCAGGTAGGCGCGATGACGATTCATGATCGTTTCCCTTCTCGAACCGGGAGCACGGTGCTCCCGAGAACAGAATGGCGCGCCCCGAGTTGAGCGCGCCATCGACCGAACGGCTGATCTACAGCACGTATCGGCCGTAGTCAACGCTGGACGCGTCGTAAATTTCGGCATCGGTCGCGAGATAGCAATCCCCACACGTCCAGTGTTCTTCAGTTACGTAGTAAAGCGTGCCGTACGGCACGAGCGTGTCACATCTGTCGCAACGCTCCTCGTCGGGAGTGTCCGCCAGCTTGCGACGCAGCGCGTCCATGGCCGCGTCTGCCTCGGCATGGGCCAGGGTGACGGCCATGCTGAGATCGATGGCAGTCTGTACGCACGTGTCACAGATGATCGTGACTTGGCGGAACGGCTCGGTGTGAGTCATTCGGTAGCCTCCGTTGTCAACGATATAGCCGTTGCAGTGGCGGCAGGCAACCAGCGCCGGACGATCGTCCGTCAGACGCTCAGCGCGCGGAAGCGGGTTACTCATGACAGCCTCTCCAGTCTGCTAGAACGGAAGTACGCGGCCCGAAGGGCTACGTAGGTCTTGCGGTTTCGGCTCGCGGCGGACCGTCGGCTTGGTCTTCACGATCCTGGTCTGAGCGGCCATCTCGCACTCCTCCTGTTGTGTGCGGGGGCGTTGCCCGGGTAGCAACGTTGGTCCCCCGCCTCGCTTTACTCCCGCATTCACCAAGGCCGAGGGTCGTTTCTGCGACTACCGGGCGCTTTGGGTGACCAGCCAGACCCTAGGGTCTTGGTCCTTCCGCTTGCCCCGAAGGGCCGCTCTTCCCGCTTTTGTTTCTGTGTCCAACCGGCCTTACAACACAGACTGTCCTCTCCCTGGCTCGCTCACGCAAGGGCTACAGTGGAATTGGCGTCAAGATCAGCCGTTCGGGGGATGCCGCCTCAACCGTTCGGTCAAGCTTTGCCCGTAGGGGTTGACGCCATCTCTGGTCAACTGCCACTGTTCAGGTCGGCAGGGCCCGCAACGAGCGAGCCCACCGCATACGAGGGAGAAGATCATGTCAAAGGAGAGCGCTCAGTGGCTCGCGGAAAACGTGCTGGTGGGCTACGGCCGTCAGGCCTGGCACTTCAACGCTGAACTCGGCTCCGGCGCGCAGCACTATGACGGTGCGATCCCGATGGAGCGCGTGCTCAGCCTGTTCGACTCGGCCGACCCGATCGCTGTGCCGGCTTTCGCTCAAATGCCTGACGGCAGCATGGTCCCCATCGCCGGTAAACAGGCCATCGCTCGCCGGGATGGCACGGCAGTCTATGGCGTCATGAGCGACAGCTACACCATCCACCGCCACCGAGAGCTGGTTAACGGCATGGCGCACATCCTGACCGACGACGCAGGCAACCACGGCGCGCTAGGGATCAGTAGCGCCGGTCTGCTCGACGCCGGCGCGGTCGCTTGGGTCAGTGCGTCGCTCGCGGATACCGCGACGACAGCGGCGGGTGTCGACTTCGTCACCTATCTTCTGGCGTACGGCTCGCACAACGGTCGCCACGCCACGTCTTGGAAGCTCGTCAACCAGTTGGTTGTCTGCGACAACACGCTGGAGATTGCCACTGGCGAGTCCACTACTCGTTTCGCGGTCAAGCACACCTCCAACTCCCTCAACCGCATCGGTGGGGCCCGCGAGGCGCTTGGCCTGATCCTCGCCGGTCAGGATGACTTCGCCCGCGAGGTTGAGGCTCTGTGCTCGGTAGAGGTCACTGACGCCGACTTCTGGCGGATCGTTGATCAGTTGGCTCCCGCCCCGGCGGATGACGCGACCGGTCGCGGCGCAACCATGGCGCAGAATAAGCGCGACGCGGTTGTGAGCCTGTACCGTTCTGACCCGCGCGTCGCTCCCTGGGCGGGTACGGCTTTCGGTGTGCTGCAGGCATATAACACCTACTCGCACTGGCAGGCTCCCGGTACCGGCACGGGCGTGGTTCAGGCACGCAATATGACTCGCAACCTTACGGGTCAAGCTGCCGAAGCGGATGCGCTTGCTCTGTCCGTCATCCGGGGTATTCTCGCGGGCGTCTGATCCGTCATTCCGGCGAGCCTCGCCCCACCCGGCGAGGCTCGCCCCATGATCGTTCAGCCGACCTACCCGAATGGGAGAAAAAGAATGCTGACGAACGTAGTGGTGAACGCCAAGTCCTCCAACTCCAAGACCGGCCCACGCTGTGTTTGAGACAGACCGAATCTCCAAACTGTTTTGGCGTGGCGTAGTCGCCGGTCCTAACGGGTGTTGGGTACGGATCAAGGTTGACCGCAACGGGTACAGCAAGACTCGTCTAGCGGGTAAGGATGCCCTTGCCCATCGATTCACCTACCAGCGATTGGTCGGGCCGATCCCTAAGGGGATGCAGCTAGACCACCTATGCCGGAACCGTGCATGCTGCAATCCGGCTCACCTAGAGCCGGTGACTCCCAAAGAGAACGCAGCGCGCGGTCTAAAGGCCAAGCGCACACACTGCCCGCAAGGGCACCCGCTCACCCCCGACAACCTTGTAGGGTACGCGCTACGTAAGGGATACCAGGACTGCCGCAAGTGCCGAAATGACCGCCAGACCGCCAAGCGAATGGAGAAACGAAATGCTAACTAATGTCGTGCTGAACCCTAAGAGCTCTAACTCTAAGGTCGGCCCCATTCCGACGATTAACCGGCCGATCAAAGAATCGTGTCCTCGCACCTGCCCGTTCCTGCCCAAGAATCTCGGCGGTAATGGTCTGTGCTATGCAAACGGCATGATCAACGCCGCCGCATCCGGTGCTGCCGGAACCTTGTCGGTAGATGATGTAGTGGCGAAGATTGAAGCGGGCAAGCACAAAGCCGGCGGCAAGGTCAGGGGAGAAGTGTTCGGCGCGCCCAAGTACATCCGCGATCGAGTAGTCGGCGACATTGTCAACGACCCCGATGGGGAAGCCACGGCGGATGTCGAGTACGTGTTGCAGGTGGCGGAGATTGCTGACCGAGTCGGTATGGTTGCCTATGGTTATACTCACGCTTTCGACATGCTTAGCGCCGATGACGTGGCAGCTATAAACGCCTCCGGTTATGTTCTCAACGGGTCAGCCAACACTGTTGCCGATGTTGAGCGCATTGTGGCGCTCGGCATGCCTGCCACAATCGCGACCGATGACCTGGTGGACGGTACGATCATCGCGGGCAAGCGCGTGGTTACCTGTCCCGAACAACTCGGCAAGGTTCGTAGCTGTGCCGATTGCGGTCTGTGCGCAAAGCCGAACCGCGCGGCTCTGATCCGATTTTTGATTCACTAGGGAGGCTCACCCGTTCCCGAAACATCCGCCGTAGCGGATGTCTGCGTGCCACGTAAGAGCGCGCACCGATGAGGGAGAGAATCAATGTCCGACGACGTGTTCCGTACCCTGCGCGCGTTCCGCCGCACGGCTGACGATTGCGCCGGCTGAGCCATGCCTGCCATTCAAGTCGGAGTACACAGTTGCCCTTGCGAGGTAACTCAGCCGCCGCCTCACCGGTATCCGGTCGGGGCGGTATTCTACTGCCCGCATTGCGGGCAGGCATGGGAGCGACGCTCCCACACATCCAGCCGCCGTTCGGGAGGCGGTATCGTCATCCGTGGTGTTCTGGTAGGAGGCATCGGTCGCGCGGCTGACGTTCCCTACTGGGCCCGGCTCGGGCGGAACGTGGCACGGGATGCCGCCATGTCGCGGGCCCGCGTCGCCTACGAACAGGCCTACATGGCAGACGCCGCCGAGTTGCGCGCGGCGGTTGAGGCCGGCTCGGTGCCGGCCGGCGTCAGCGTACGGGCTTACCGGGAGCACCGCGACGCGACAGAGTCGCCGGCGCTGCGGTTGTTCGGAGGCAGCGTCGCCGTGCTGTGCGCGTTGTGCGCGACAGGATGGGGCGTGCTGTGGCTCGCGGGAACGCACACAGGGGCGTGGCACGGCGTAGCGGTACTTGGGGTGCTGTGGACTGCCGCCTGCATCGGAGCGGTAAGCAGGGGCGTAGCACGGCGCAGAGAGGCGTCCAGCGCCGTTCTCAGCCGCCTAAAGCCGTAACCTCGGATTCTCGGTACCGACGATGGCCGCCGGGCGTACGAATACATGTGAGACGCCCGGCGGTTGCCCATCGGGTGACTGTCTTGGAGTCAACCCGCAACCGTTGTGCTACCTCAGCCGGGGTAAGCAGAGTATCCGGACCGTGGTGAGGGTTCTCAGCAAGGGCCAGAGACACCACGGATTCGGTACGGACATAAGGGGCAGTGTCTCGGCCGTTGTCTTCAAGGGTCTTCAAGCTGAGGTGAGCCGGGTTGAGACAGAGGCGATTCTGGCACCCGTGATCCACCGTCATGCCGTCCGGGATCGGGCCAACGAACAAAAGGTAGGCAACCCGGTGTGCGGGGGTAGACCCGATCACACCATACCCGTCCGGGTGTTTGCTGCCACACCATCGCCAACAGGTAGTGATCGGGTTGATCTGCACGAGCTCGGAGAAGTCAGAAAGTATCGTCATGTGAACTATCGTATCATACGAAAAGGGGCGCCGTCGTCAATATCGGCATCTGAACCGAATGTCCGTTTTGATAGTTTTTGTGGCTTTCGTCCTTTTTGTGAAGTTTACGGCTTTTATGGCTTACGTTACGATTTGCGACGGATGTCGCGTTCGCCCCGATTTGTTCCCCTGGGCCGGAGCCCTTGGGCCACTTGGCGGGGAATTTTTGCCATTTTGGATCTTGGAAAGTATGATAGACTAGCCTCTTGAGCCGATTGAGAGGGAATTCCAGTGAGTGTTTACACCAACCTTTGCAAGTACTGCCTGACTGAGTTCACCTGGGAGAGACTGCCTGGTCAACGTGGCAGGGACCGCACTAGGTGTGATGACTGCGTCGGGGACCGAGCCTACCGCAACGGCCATGGGCGATTAACCTGCCCCTGCGGTGAGCCGCGAGAGAGAGGCAAAGCCCTCTGCGAGGGCTGCAAGGCTATCCCGGGTAGCGTCTACTGTCCCCAGGCCGAATACGACGCCAAGCTTAAGAAGCAGAACGGCGTGTGCGCTATCTGCAAGCTGCCAGAACCGGTACCCAACCGAAGGCTAAGCGTAGATCACGATCACGAAACCGGACAGCGCAGAGGTTTGCTCTGCACTAAGTGCAACATCGGTTTGGGTTGGTTCAAAGAAGACCCCCGTCTTCTTTTTGCGGCTGCGCTATATATCAAAAAGGAGTCCCTCTTTTTACCGTAAGGGAGGTACTTAAAACAAAGAAAAGCATGCTTTCTAATAGAAAGCATGCTTTTTCTCTTGAGCCAAAACCGAGAGAATTCTAGCGCTCCCACCACGGCAATGCGCTGAGCGCTTCGCACGGTTGACACACCTCATAGGCTTGGACGCGCACCAGGAACTCTGCCTCCTGGTCGCAGTTAACGCACCTGGGCACGCTGTGCTCTATTCCAGACGGTCCAGCTATTGAGCCGGTAAGAGTCGTCAATGACCTTGCCCCAGTGACGCATAGTGTCGCCCAGGGCCATCTCGTACCATGGGTCGTCCCACAGGCTGTAGTCGTCCATCACTTGACCTTCGCCACGATGATCCCAGAAGCCCGGACGCATTCTCCCCATGAGGCATGGTCCCTGGTATTGCATCCGCTCCTACAGGAAGCACCCCGGGGGTCGATTTTCTGAGACTCTGGTTCTGAAAAAAGGAGGTGGGTACTTTCTCCCTCAGGATGTTCCATGACTCTCCCTGTAATAGTCGAGGTATTCCCGGCATTCTTCCAACTCAGCCGTCAGCCTGCTGATTTCCTGACGCTGCCAGCATACCTTGTCCCACCAGTCCTGCGGGGTCATGGAGCGGCGAGGCTTCCAGGCCGGCTTGGGGAACGGCCCGTCCTCGGGCTGCCAGTCAGCCACGGCAGATCAGCATCTTCCAAGAGTGGTAGCAGTCCAAGCACAGCGGTACGATGCGATCCGTGTACCCTCGCACAAACTCGATCTTGGCGTGCTGATCGGCCTGAACGGGAGGCCCACAACGGGCGCAGAAGTTAGCCACGGTAGCACTCCTCACAAAGCATGCGAACAATTGGCGCGTTGAATTCTTCATCGATTCTACCCGTAGGCACGAACCAGTACCGTTCGCACTCGTCGGTGTAGCACTCGTCGCACCAGTCAGCGAAAGGCGACGGTTGCGGCTCGGTGATCGGCACGTCAACCATCACGCACACTCGTAGATAGGCGTAGTACCTATCCACTGCATCGGCAGCAGATGTTGACCGGGCGGGCAGACTGGCCCGTTGATGTCGATAACGCCGAACAGCAGCAGGAGGGCGAAAATCAGTAGCGCCACGCAGATCAGACCGAGCAACCACATGAGCCCGATTAGGAAATAGTCGAGAATCACTGGTCGCACCCGGTCAGCGCGCCCCAGACCCGCGCCATGAACATCGGCTGCTCATGGACGCTGCGGTCCTTGGCCTCGCGGCAGAGGTCGATAGCGGCGGCGATGCGGGCCTCGGCGCGTTCGGCTCGGGCCATCCAGCCGACCGCCAGGTCCTCAACGATGGACAGGTCCGCATCCCACACCTCAGACAGTCGGTCTCGTTCTGCGCGGCAGGTACGCAACTCCGAGATCAGGTCATCGATGACCTTCGCTGCAACGTGCTGCTTCACCAGGGGCCAATCGATAAGGTCGGCGACCTGTTCGGCCAGCGCGTCCAGGTCCAGTTCGTTACTCACTCTTCCCCCAGTCTCATCCACTGTGCTGACACATAGTTTACCGCGAACGAGCCCGCCAGAAGCTGCCAAGGCCAGGTACCCCCCCACAGCAAGCCGGTCGCCACCCAGCCTGCCCCGTACCAGAAGAGAGCGCAGTGCGTGCAGTAGTAGGCGTCCCGATAGAATGCCGGCCAGCGATCTACCCAGTTGCGCACTTTGAACGTGATTTCGTCCTTGGTCATCAGGTCGAACAAACGCAAGGAAGCCAGCACCGACAGTCCCAGGACAGCGGCGTAATTCACTTGTGGCCTCTCTTCTTCATCTTGGGACGCAACAGGCTATCGTCTTCGCCCCACTCGCCCATGTTGTTCTCTTTCCACCACACTTTCAGTTCCGCAATCTCTTTGGGCAGCAAGTAGGGATTGCACTCGCCAACGTGCTCTCGCTCCCCTGCGTTGTACTCAGCACACTCGCAGCAGCCTCTATGGCCCCATTCAGTGAGGCCCAGGCAGTAAACGGTGTAAGGATCTCGGCAGAGACGCCCGGCTTCTTTGACGAACTTGCCATTCTTGAAGCGTTTCACTGGGCGTTCCATTTCGCTAGTTCGGCTTTCTGAGCTTTGGTCAGCAGAGTCTTTTCCGCCCACTCAAGCCACTCATGAATGTCGTGAACTGGTGGGTCTGCGTCAGCCGCCATGGACCAGCACTTGGCTTCAGGAATGCGTGACACTTCCGTAAACCGGCGCATACGTTTCGTCCAAGCGTAGTCAGAAGGATGCTCGGTCACCGGTCGCCCCCGGTCAGCGCGCGGCGGTCCCAGCACGGCCAAACTCCACCGCATCTGCAGTATCCGGTGTCACGCTTGACGTGAAACTCCAGCGCAGCGGCGATGCGTGCCTCGGCATCTTCAAGTTTGCAAAGGTAGTCGTTCCTCTCGTCGCGTTCGATAGCCAGCATGCCCAGGGCTCCATCTCGGTCAGCCTCGGCGCGTTCGGCGCGAGCCCGCAAGAGCGCGCGTTCGTGTCCCTCGCCGTAGTTCATCAACGAACTGATCTCTCGAACAGCGTCGTCCCGTTCGGCGCGGCAGGCCCGCAACTCCGCGATCAACTCGGCCCGCTCCTGCTCCATCTTCGGACACGGGTTGCAGTGAGCCCACGGGCACGCGTGCTCATCCGGCAGCGCGTCCAGGTCCAACTGTTCTGCTCCCAAGAAAATCCCCAGCCCTATGCAGACTGCCCACATCATTACTGCTCCCTGATAGCTGCGTTGCGCTTTGCGGCGCGACTCTTCAGACGCTTGAGGCGTCTGTCCCCGTGCTTGCCTGCGGCGTTGCTGGCATGTCGGCCCAACGCCGCTACGATTCGGTTCATGCACACTCACCCTACAGTACAGGTGAGTGCTAGCGCAAGAGTTATTTGGTTCCCGGTACCGAGCCCGGGTTCTGGCGAGGCGTCGGCTCCGGGTTGTTTACCGTCTTCGGGCCTGCTCCGCGCTCTCCAGGACCCTGCTGGGGCGTGTTAGGGCGTCCCTCTGAGGGCTGAGGCTGGGCAGCGGGCGGTACGGCGTCTGCGGGCGCGTTGGAGCCGTCCTTGCCGTCCAGGGCAGCACGAATCTGGCTGACCACAGCCAGCAAACCAGGCTCTTGGAACAACTGCGGAGTGACTTGGCAAATCTTGAGCGCCATCGTCAGCGCCCGGTCCTGGGAGGAGTCCTCTTCAGGCATGTCGCTCTGCTCGAAGCCCGCTGCCGTGACCGTGGTTTCCGGCTTGAGCAGGCCCAGCTTGTAGAGCGCCTCAGCCTCAGAGGCCATGTTCGGACGGCTGATCAGGTCTTCTCCGTCAAGCTCGAAGAAGTAGGTGTAAGCGTCCTCTTCGCTCATGCCGGCTTCGATAGCCATCGAGATAAGAAGACCCATGACAGCATCGCCGAACAGCTTCACGCCGGGCATGAAGTGTAGGCGCACGGTGTCCTCAGCGACCTGCCAAGAGCCCCAGTGAGACGATGCAGCGAGTGCCATGCCCATCATCTGCTCGGCCGGCATGTCGAAGCCCACGGCCAGGCGACGGATAAGCTCATCCCGCAAGTCCTTGGCCACCAGGTCCAACTGAGTGGAGAACGTCAGGTGGCGAACGGCGTCGGCAGCCTCGTCAGGGACGGTCATGATCAGCGGCACGACGGCGGCGGCGCTGGATCGGTCCTTGATCGGGGTAACCATCGCTTCGATGATCGCCGCGACCGTGGGGTCTTCCTCCTGGTCGTCCTCGGGAGCCGTAGCGCCCAGGACGGTAGCAGAGTTCGGCAGGATCAACACGCCGGCACCCGCCAGGCGGGAGTCGATGATGCTGGAGACGTACATGGTCAGCGCGTTGAGCTCACGAAGGATCGGCAGCACAGCCTGCATGGACGAAATCGCCAGCCGATGGAACTGCGGGTCCGGACGCCAGAACTTGATGAGCATGATGTCGTCTCGGTTGTACGGGACGTTATCGATGAGCACCGTCACGCCATCTCGGTCCTCGCGCACATCATCCCGAGAGCGCACACTCCAGGTGTAGTCCAGTAGGCGACGCTTGGAGCGCCGGCGATCCTTGGCGGCGGTGGGCAAACCCACCAGCAAGCCCTCACCAGCCACGAACAGCATGATGCCGGCGTAGCGACGCATTTCGTCCGCGCCCTGGGCCGAGGTAATCTCATCCCAAAGCTGAAGCATGATCTTATCGTTGGTGGTCAGACGCTTTTGCTCGGACAGGCGTAGAGAAGGCCCGTTGGCCTGCTTACGCGAGAGGCACATTTCCACGCGGCTCATGCCGGTGCCGAACAGGTTGGCGGCGTAGGACACCTCGCCGACAATCTTGAAGAAACCCCATGCCTCACGCTGCCAGTCCTGGCTCTGCACGCTGTAGGGCAGCACATCGCCGTCCTTGGTGCGCTCGATCACCTTGGACGCAGCAGTCAGCGAGCGGCGAGAGATAGGGGCCTTCTCGCGGTAAGCCAGCTTGACGGGATGACGGTCATCACGAACCGGGAGCGGCACAGCAACGCTGGAAACGCCGTACGGCACCGACACTCTAGAAGTCGGTGCCCAGGGAACGCGCGGAGAAGGGCTCATGCACTATATAGTACCTTTTTCAACGCTTTGCTTCAATTTCCTCAGACTCTCGACCCACAACAGGTCGCCAAGTCTCGAGGAATCGAAAATCGTACGGAATCGTCATGTTCCTAAGACTACTCGGTAACTGGTATGCCGTCAACTGGTTTTCTGGGAAAATCACCTGCAGGGTTAGCGGATCCGGTATCTGGAGATAGCGAGCTTCGGCTTCTTCGCCACGACCTCAGCCTGTGGAATGTTAGTACCCTTTGGCTTGCGCGCTCCGACCTGCTTGACGATCCACGCAAAGGCGTGCCCTGTCGCATCGACCTGGTCGTCATATTTGCCGTTAGGGAAGCTGAGAAGCTCAGCCAGGTAGTCATCGTTCCAGCGGCCCGGGGCAAGCTCTACGTCTCCGGCTGCCATGAGGCTGGCAGGCAGACGCGCCCGGGTGAGCTTGTCACCGCTAGGCGGGGTAGCAGACGTGGGGTAACCCATCAACCAGCGTTGACGAATGTCACGCATCGCCAGCTTACCGGCTGAACCCAGCTCCTGCTCGATGACCTGCGTAATACCTCGTCCATCACGCTCGGCCGTGGCCCGCATCGTCTTTTCCAGCAGCAGCGGATCAGCCTGAACCCGGACGACGTCCAGGATGCGCCACAGGCCAGTACGGCGGTCGTAGCCCACCTTAGCGCCCACGGCATAGTCTCCAACGCTGGAGGCAGCCAAGTCCCAGGCTCGGCAAACTACAGATTTACTCCAGTTTCCGTTGGACTTGTGCTCCTGAACTACAGCAAGGTTTCGGATGTCAAAATACCCGCCGGTAGGCTCGGCGTCCCAGTTGCCGTGTTCCATCTGGGCCCGGGTATAAGGATCAAGCTCTGACAGCATGTCCCGATAGGCGTCCACGTCGAGGTGGGGGTTATCAGATAGGTTGGCCGGTATGAACAGGCGCTGTTCAGCAACTTCTGCCTCTTCCACGGTGGTCGGAGGGATCGGCTTGACGTAGCGATCCTTCAGGTAGATGTGCGACGCACCACCGGGGTTGGAGGCGAGGCGCATACGCAGAGGCATGTCGCTATTGATCTTGTCCTGCCGCAGACGGGTGAATAGATAGCGAAGCTGAACCTCGGTGAACTGAGAGGCCTCATCGAACCCCACGAAGTCCCAGCGAGAGGACTGGTAACGATAGCGGTCGCCATCCGTCGCCATGTATCCGAACACCAGCTTGGCCCCGCTCGGGAACCACCACTCACGACCGGCGTCCTTGCGCTTGGCGTCGGTGCCGTGCAGCCATTGATCTGCCAGGTCCATCGGCGCACCGGGAAGCGCCAGGTCGGCGTAGGTGCGTCGCAGGATCAGCGCACGATAAGGAGCCTTGTCCACGTACAGCAGACCTGCGGCGAGCATGGCGATAGTCTTGCCGCCACCGGCTGCGCCTCCGAACATGACCTCTTTGCGCTCGTCCAGGGTGAACTGCCACTGCTTTGGCGTTAGCTCAAAGGGGCAGTAGCCGGAGCCGCGCAGGAAAGCCATGCGCTCTTCCCACCGCTTGACCCTAGCAATCTGCTCGGCCATATCAGTCGTCATCTACGACCGTACCTTCGATGACCTTGTTGTTGTCCAGCAGGTCCATGTATTTGTTTTGCGTGTCCACCATCAGGCGCAGCACGTCCTCGATGGACGTGAGGTTCGCCTTCTCGGTGGACTCAAGCTGGGCCTGCTCTTCGGTGGCTGTGGGCAGTTCGGCTGGGCTAGCAACGTCCTCGTAGCCCAGCGGGAGGGCCTGAGCGCGGTTGGCTCGCGCAGCCTGCGCCTCGTTCAGATCCTTGATAGACGCGGTGAGCGTGCGAAGCTCATTCATCTTAATGTCCATCTTGTTTAGCTCACGCCGGCCCTTGCTGGCAGCGTCTGCGTCCTTCGACCAGGCGGTCACGGCCTCTTCGTAGAGTTCGTGGGCCTTTCGATTGTGGACGAATTGTAGCTTGTGCAGAGCCTCGGCAGCCTGGGCTGTGTACTCCCGGTCCATCTCTTGCCACTGACGCATCTGTTGCTGCTGCTTGAAGTAGACAAGCTGTCCCTTGCGGCGCTCGCGTCGGGCATTCCAGCGGTGCTTAGCCGCCTGCTCGTTGATAACGCGGACCGGAATGGCGAACTTCTGTGCCAGGCCTCGGTACGTGGGCCATTCAACGTTGCCCTCGTCATCAGGCACTCCGTTGATGTATTCGCGTTCTGCAGACTGCAGAATCTTGATACGCTCCGGGTCCATCGGACTGTTTGAATAGTCTGTTCCGACAAAAGGCTGAGTCCAGTCATCCATGCCCTAAGTCTACTCCCCGCAGAGACTTAGCAGAGCAGGCTTGATGACAAACTCATAGTGCCAGCCCCCGTTGATAGATTGAGCCTCTATTTCTTGACGAACGGCAGCGATGCGGGCTTCCAGTTCTTCAACCTCGCGACACTTCTCCTCGAAAGCGTCATACCACATCAGATCTCACCGTTCGCCCAGGACTCCAACATGTCCAGCCCGCTGTCCAAGAACGCAGACTCCACGGCAGCCAAGTCAGAAGCACCCATGAATCGATCGATCTCCTGAACGAATGCCCACAGACGATCGATCGGCAGATTCAGAAAGCAATACTCCTGGTGCTCACCGTCAGCACTGACACCGGTTAGCTTGAGAGTGACAGTCTCTCCATCGGCTCGAGAAACCTTAACGTTGCCTTCTCCGAAAGAACGCTCATCATTACACTGCAGCACAGAGCGGACTAGGGCCAGATCGATCTCCCAGGGCTGCGAGTAAGTGCGGGACCACTCGGCGTCGCGGGCGCAAGAGATGCACACCAGCGTCTCGCCCAGGCCGTTGATAGTGGGCACGTTGATGGCAACAGTGTTGGCCGGCATCGGCAACAGACACTGATCACAGAAGTGGCCCTCCGGATAGCGCGCGTCGTCCAGCGGCACGCTGTCCAGGTTAATAGAGATAGTGAAGTCCAGCACGAGCGGCTGCGCGGCTCCCCAGCCGTACGCCACCTCGGCGTGATAGGTCTTCACGGCTTGCGTGGTGAGCACTCCGGGCGAACTGTAATACACGTACTGCTCATTCTGGTCCACGCCTGGCTTGTCGATGCGTTGCTGGTCCATCAGTCTCTCTTCTCTCCGAAGGTCTTGTAGACCCAGTCAGCAAACATCAGAAGTTCCTCTCTGTCAAGGTCACTCTTTACTGAGTTCGCTTTGTTGGAGATGACCTGAACGTTGCCTTTTACGTAACCTAGAGACGGTACGATCTTGTCCAGATTGGCCGAATTGTTTCCGCTCTTACCTTTTCCCATGATCAAAGGTATGCCTAGGATCGGGCACACAGACGGAATGACCACATCTTTCTTCTCAATATCGAAAGGAAGACCCTGCTCCGCAGCCCTACGTCTTGCCGTAACCCACAGCCTTCCGGCCCAATCATTCTCCCGGTGGGCGCGCCCGTACTCACTAACGCAGGACTTACACCAGGTACTTAGGCCGTCGACATTTCGCTTACCCTCTTGGAACCAGGATTCAGGATGCCACTTATCACATCGCGTACAGAACTTGTGACCGTGTTCATTTCTGGCTGAGCCTATTCCGTAGCCCTTCATTCGCCTCACTGGACGAAGATCCAGGCCCATGCGGTGCTGCATATAATGGGATTGACAAAGGCCTAGGCCTTTATTGTCCTTCGTCCCCGTACATTCGGGAAACACGCACATTTCCTCGCTCAAGCTCTTCAATCTCCTTTTGGATATAGGCCTGGGCCTTTCTCAAATCCTCAAGGGTGTTCGTCTTGTAACCTGCGCGAAGTAAGTACTTGAGCGAATTTCCCCTTAGGTATGGAAAGTACTTTAGCACATCCCACACCTCTACGCCAGGGATTCGAGTGTAGTGGTTAGGGTGGGTCACCGGATCGTCAGGGTCGTGTTCGTCAATAGGAGAAACCGGACCACTTTCGAACGGGTCGTAGACGCAGTTAGGGTCATCGCACAGTAAGTCAGGAGATTCAGGGCCATAGTCGATCAAAAAGCCCTTGCCGCAGGGGCAAGCCTGATCGGTGACGTACGGATGTACCGGCTCACTCACTTTCGATCCAGCCGTGGGCTCGAGCTGCCTGAAGAAGGGTGTACATCAGCTTCGCAGCCCCTTCCTTGGTGAAGCCCACGGTCAGTGCCGGGTCTTCGGTGAGCTCAGGGTCACGTTCGCCCTTGTGAAAATAGACATTGATCAGGTTCTCCCCGTCCATGAGCGAAGTTCCCGGGCCCACGTCGAAGTTGTTGGGCCCGCACTTGAAGCCCTTGGAGATGACTCGAGCACTGGCTTCTTCGAGCATGGCGTCCACGTCAGAACAAACACAAACCTGACCCGGCTCGCAATCACACTTAGATACCACTATCGCCGTCCTCTTCATCAATGAGAAGCTGACGCTCGCGCGCCGTAACCCCGCCCCAAACACCCCAAGCATGGCCCGCTTGACTATCGAGCCTAATCGCCAGATCAAGGCAGCTCCCGTCGCCATTGGGTCCGTGTATGCAGTAGCCACAGAGTTCAACTGCGATGTCCTGCAGGGTCAAATCGTCGCTGTGCCAGGCCTCTGGGTCCATGTCAGGTGAGGCGCAAATAGCTCCAGGGAAGTCCTCATCGAACAAACCTGTAGTGATTTGCATATGTGCTCACCATTCGTCGGAGTACGTGCCCCAGGCTAGATTCTGCGCAAAGTGTTGAGACTGTCGGTCCAGGTAGAGAACTGCCTGATCCATTGTGGCGGTGGGAAAACCCATCACCTCTCGGGGCAACCTCTCACCGGAGAACAACGCCTCTCGTTCACGTTGCACTCCTACCAGCATAGCCCAGGTATGAGATGGCTGTTCGCATTGCGGATGCACAGACTTCTCGACCCAGACCGGCATTTGAAACCAATTCTCTTGGGCCGCCAGCCGGCCCCAACCCTCCCAGACACTCAAGTCACTCACTGTCATTCCAGCTCGCTTCCAGAGCGGCCCTAATGTCGGACACCACGTCTTCATAACGTCCCTGCCATTTGGCGCTTTTTGCAGCAAGTACGTTGACCTTCTCGTTGGCTCTATCTAGCTCTTGCTGATATTTCAAAACTAGATAAGCATTATTCTTGGAGTCTCGCTCTGCATTCTGCAGGCGCTCCACGAATTCTTTCCAGTCACTCCGAGAAATGTACATCGTTCCTCGATCCATCAAAATTCAACCCGGCAAGGGGAGCCCTTGTATTCAGCCCAATATCAGTAGCCTGCAGAACTATTTTGTGCAAGCTGTCCTGAGGCAGATTCAACCAATGGCTGACAAATAAATAGCGCGCCCTCTGGTAGCAATACATTTGACCCGTACCCCATCTAGCCACTATCTCGGCTATCTTGTCCGAGAACCAGCTCTCATCCAAATGCTTCAGCACATAGAGGTGATCCTCGGCAGGCCACGGCACAGGAGCGCCGGGAGTAATATCCTCGAGGATCTTGACCATGCGCCGGTACAGAGCATCCTGATCGTCCGGCTGGAACTCAGGAGAATTCACATAGCGGGGAGACCAGAGCAGATCCTCATGCAGCGCAAGAGGCAGCGCATCGAAGCACACCCAATTCAGGAGGGCTGCTCGTTCCGAGACCGTGAAGGTGAAGGGAGCTGGTCTAACGGCCCAACCGGAATTGGCTGACCCCATAGCAAAGACCATTACTGGTCGCCTCCGGTCAACGCGTCGTACATGTCCACCGCTGCTCCCATGTCCACGTTGGAGTAGGCCGCCAGTGCGGCGGCGATGCGGGCCTCAGCGCGTTCGGTGCGACGCATCCAAACTTCGGCAGCGTCGTCGTAGCGTCGGGCTGCCGCGATCTGGTCAGCTAGTTCGGCCTCGGCGCGTTCGGCGCGGTCCTTTTCTTTCTGCCACCAGCGCCGCAGTCGCTCTTCGGTAGGGTCGAGTCCGCGAGAACGCTTGAGTTCGTCCCGTTCGGAGCGGCAGGCCCGCAA